TCCTATGTAGTTTGGTTGTATACGTATTGCCAACCTTTGGTTGCGTTAGTGTATCTTAATTTAATCGATTGATTATTTGTGGTTAATTCTAAATTAGATGCAGCACCTCTTATTGGTTGACTGTTTCTATTTACAGTTACTTTATTAGTACCAAAGCCCCCTGTTGTGGAAACATCCATAATACTAACCTCATCACCCATAGCAGGTGATGCTGGTAGTGTAATTGTAACTTGAGCTGCTGTTGTATCTATTAATAAATTATCACCAGCTACAGCAGTGTATGCTGTGATAGAACTAGACGTAATTGCAAAATTACCTTTTTGTAAAATATCTAATCTTGCATCTGTTCCATTAGAATGAATCAACATTGTAGATCCAACAGGGACAGGTATTGGATTTGATGACCCAGCTGTTTTAATACTTAATGTATATTTGTTAGCTGTAGTTCTATCTGTTGCGTCTTGAACAATATAAATTCTAGTGGCTGTACCACCAGTTGTTGATGCAGGTATAATTAAATTAACATTACCTGTCATTGTGCCTGTTAGTTTAAGATAAATATTTTTACCATCAGATGTTGCACCATCTGATAAAAGTAAAGTTTTATCAGAGCTTGATGTCATAGAAACATTAACTACACCTGATGTTGATTGTTGTAATATTTGTAAATTAGTATTTGTAATTGTGCCCCATAGACCAGCTTTCTCACCGGTTGCTACAAG